CCTAAAAAGCAACCTTTTTTTCTAAAAAAATAAAAAAAATTTCCTATTAGGTGTTGACAAAGAAAAAAATAAGTGATATCATAAAAGTAACCTAAAGGGTAACAAAATAAAATAGGCGAAAGGAGGCTTTTTATGGTAAATATAAATAAATTAATGGGAAAATTTGTAGAAAATGGATATGCTACAAAAAAAGCACAAGCTGGAGCTATTGGAATGTCTACAAAAACTTTCAATAATAAATTGAATTCAAAAATATTTAACTCAGACGAAATTTTCAAAATTATGGAAGTTTTAAAAATAGATGATCCAACTCCTATTTTTTTTGCAAAAAGCGTATCCTAATAGGTAACAAATTTAAAAATTAAGGAGGATTTATATGAGAATACACAAAGAAATTATAGTCGAAATAGAAAAAATGAAAGAAGTTTTAAGAGATGATGATTTAGTTGAAAGAGTTCTAGCTCTTATAGAAGATTACAACACTTATAAAAGTACAGAAATTGAATTCACATTTTCTTGGAATCTAAATAAGTGTAGAGAATGGGGATATGATTACGGTGGAGATGTGGAACTTTTAGACAAATTTTTTGTTGAAACTCTTGGAATGAAAAAGTCTGTAAAAAGAGCATGGGATAACAAGACTGCACAAAAATATTATTTTTTTGAAGATTAAGGAGAATAAAAATGAAAAAAATGAAAAATATATTTGGAATTTTCGGGCACAAAGCTAGTAGACCAATTGCTTTTAAAGAGCTATTCGGAATTAACCAGCTTAGTGCTTGTGACAGAGACGGAAGCTGGGACAGTTATGACTTTGTCGGAACTATAGATGAAGTCAATGAGTACGAAAAAACTTGGTGTTCTCAAGGATCTAATGGTTTTGGATTCTTAGGAATTGAAGTTATAAAAGGCTTCAAGGATCAATTTTGGTACTGCGGGAAATAGGAGGGGGTGAAAAATGCTAATCGAAAATAAAATACTAGATAAATACTATGGTAGACCAGAAATAAAAGATTTAAAAATGGGTAGAGCTTTAGCAATTATACAAGTTTTGGAGATGTGGGAGGGGAATTTATATGACAAAAAAAGAAATAGCAATAATGGAACTTCTGAAAGAAAAAAAGAAAGCAACTCTTATAGATGTAGTGAAATATAAAGCTGTATGGCTAATCTACTCATTAAAGGATATCAAATCTAAGGTAAAATGGTTAATCAACTGCATATGGAAGTTTTATAACAAATATGTAGAGTTATATGATTTTGGAGATTTATTTTAAAAGGGAGGCAAAAATGAATTTAGAAATTATGAAAGTTGGAATTTTTAAAGGGTCTAGTTATGTAATTACTCACACAGATGATGGACGTTATAACTGGTACTGTGGGTATGTAGAAGTACCAAAAAATCATATTTACTATGAACAACATTATGATGATTTAGATAGTATTGACTGTCATGGTGGATTGTCATACAGCGGATACAGATTCAAAGATGGTATTTATTATATAGGCTTTGATACAAATCATATTTATAGCGATCCTTGTAACAATTTAGCCTTTGTTGAAAATGAATGTCTGAACATAATTGATCAATTGATTAAATTAAACAATTAAAAAGGAGGTGCAAAATAATGGCTAATTACAAAATAACAGTAGATGAAGCAGTAGCCTTATCTGGCGGAGAGTTAAATAAAGATGATGTCTACTCTTTAATAAGAGCTAATGAAGTTCCTGGCTGCATCTACAAAAAGAAAAATGAAGAAAATGAAAGAGGAGCTTACTTAATTATAAAAGCTCATTGGCTAAATTTCTTAGCTGGAAAAAGTTATAAAAAAGAAAAAACATCTGAACCAGGCGACCAAACCAAATCAGATGTTTAAAACAAAAAAGTAAATAGATAAATCTATTTACTTGAATTATACATTAAATTAGTAATAAATTCAAGAGGTGAATAATGATAAACAGATGGGAAGTTTTAGAATGTTTGAGAGAATACCCTAACAAATCCAGAAAACAAATAGCCGAATATCTAAATGAAGACTATGAAGCTGTTAAAAAATGTATCCTTAGATTTAAAAATAACAGTTGGATAAAAGAAGTAAAAGGTTCTTGGGTTGTTCTTAAAACACAAGTTATAAATAAAAATGATGAAAAAATCGAAATAGTTAATGAAATGATAGATTCACTTTTAGAAGATTTTAAAAATAGTGTAAAAGTGAGTGAAAAAAATAAGATTGGCTGAACTATTAATACAGCTGTTAAATAAATTTTAGGAGATGATTATGCAAGAATACAATGAGTTTATATTCAATAAATCTACTTCAATCATAAGTAGTGGATTTGATATTGATAAAAAAGAGTTAAATCAGAATCTATATGATTTTCAAAAAGATATTGTTAGATGGGCTTTAAAAAAAGGAAAAGCAGCAATATTTGCAGATTGTGGATTAGGTAAAACAATTATGCAGCTTGAATGGGCTAATAAAGTATATGAACACACAGGAAGAAATGTTTTAATTTTAGCACCATTAGCCGTATCAATGCAAACAAAACATGAAGGAGAAACATTTGGAATAAATGTAAATATTTGTGAAAGTCAATCAGATGTAGTTCCAGGAATAAATATAACTAATTATGAAAAGTTAGATAAGTTTGTGGCCAATGAATTCGGAGGAATAGTTTTAGATGAAAGTTCTATATTAAAAAGTTTCACAGGAAAAATAAGAACTCAAATAATAGAAAACTTTTTACACTGTCCTTTTAAATTAGCTTGTACAGCAACACCAGCACCAAACGATTATATGGAACTTGGAAATCATGCTGAATTCTTAGGAATAATGACAAGAAACGAAATGCTTTCAATGTACTTTATCCATGATGGTGGAGATACTGCAAAATGGAGATTGAAAGGACATGCTGATAAAATATTTTGGCAATGGATGGCTGGTTGGTGTGTATTTATAGATAATCCAAATAATCTAGGTTATGAAATAGAAGGATATACATTACCAAAATTAAATATATTTGAAATTATAGCTGATGGAGATGAATTTTATAACGATAAATTGACTCTTACACAAAGAAGAAATGTAAGACGTGAAACGTTAGATGTGAGATGTCAAAAAGCTGCAGATATAGTTAATAGTTCATACGAACAATGGCTAGTATGGTGTAGTTTAAATGATGAATCAGCTAAATTAAAAGAGTATATAAATGATAGTTATGAGGTAAAGGGCTCAGATAACTCAAAATATAAAGCAGAAACAATGATTAAATTTTCAAACAATGAAATAAAATCATTAGTTACAAAACCATCAATAGCAGGTTTTGGAATGAACTGGCAACAATGTAACAACATGATATTTGTTGGGTTATCAGATAGTTATGAGCAGTATTATCAAGCTATTAGGAGATGTTGGAGATTTGGTCAAACAAAAGAAGTTAATGTTTACATAATTCTTTCAGCAAAAGAAGGAACAGTTAAAGAAAATATTGCTAGAAAAGAAGAAGATGCTAAATACATGCAATCTCAAATGGTAGAACTAACTAAAGAAATAACACAAAAAGAGTTACATTCAACATCTAGAATAGTAACAGAATACGTACCACAAACAGAAATGATGCTACCTAACTGGGAAGAAATGAGAACATTAAATTAAAAATTGGAGGATAAAATGAACGTTATAAATCAAATAATAAAAGACAAATATTCAATATATCATGGAGACAGTGTAGAAGTGATTCAAGGAATACCTGATAATTCAATTCACTATTCTATATTTAGTCCACCATTTGCAAGTTTATATACTTACTCAAATAGTGATAGAGATATGGGAAATAGTAAAAATGATGATGAATTTTATGTACATTTTAATTTTTTAATTAAAGAATTGCATAGAGTTCTTATGCCTGGGAGATTAGTAAGCATTCATTGTATGGATTTACCTATGATGAAGTCAAAAGATGGAGTAATTGGATTAAAAGATTTTCCAGGGGAAATAATAAGATTGTTCCAAGATGCTGGATTTATATATCATTCAAAAGTAACAATATATAAAGATCCATTAGTTGAAGCAACAAGAACAAAAGCTCTAGGATTACTGCATAAACAATTATGTAAAGATTCAAGTTTATGTAGAAATGGTTTACCCGATTATATTGTTACATTTAGAAAAGATGGAGAAAATCCTGAAAGAATAGAACACCCTGAAGGTCTTACTAGATTTTATGGAGAGAACGAACCAGAAGGAATAAAAGGAGATAGACCAGAACCTGATCCTGAAAAAGTAAAAAATAAAGAAAAATATAATGAATTGCCTGTTTATTCTCACCAAGTATGGAGAAGATATGCCAACCCAGTATGGATGGATATAAGACAAACTAACACTTTGAATAGAACAAAAGCAAGATCAGAAGAAGATGAAAGACATATATGTCCTTTACAGTTAGATGTAATAGCCAGATGTATAGAATTATGGACTAATCCAAATGATATAGTTTTAGATCCATTTATGGGAATTGGAAGCACTCAATATATGGCACTAGAAATGGATAGAAGAAGTTTAGGAATTGAATTAAAAGAAGCTTATTTTAATCAAGCCAAACTAAATCTAGAAACATTAGAAGAAGAAAAAGCAAAGATTAAATTAGAACAATCTTCTTTATTTGAAGGAATGGATTCAAAAATATATGAATAAAGGAGATTGAAAATGCTAGAAAAACAAGTTGAAAATAAAATAAAAAAATGGTTGGAACAAAACAATCACTGGTATTTTAAGGTACATGGTGGAGCATTTCAAAAAACAGGAGTACCTGACATTATAGCTTGTATAAATGGTAAATTTGTAGCTATAGAAGTTAAAAGAAGTGATGGTGGAATTGTTTCAGAGTTACAAAAAGCTCAAATACAAAAGATAAAAGATAGTGGCGGGTTGGTTGGAGTAGCTCACAATATGGAAGAGTTTTGGCAAATATTAAAAGATGGTGGGTTGCTATGATGCTATACCAATATCAAAAAGACTTACTGGATAAAAGTTTAAAAAACTATATATATCCATTAGGAACTGGAACTGGAAAGACAATATTATCAATCCATCATTACTGGAAGCATGCACAAGGTAAAAGATTAATTATAATAGCACCTGCTCAGAAAGTTAAAGAAGGTGGATGGAATAGAGAAATTAATAATTTCAATAAATACTATGGAAAGAATATAGATTATGAAGTTATTAGTTATGGAAGATTAAAACATGTCAATGGAGACAAAAATACTTATTTGATTTTTGATGAGTGTCATTACATTAAAAATTATAAAAAGTCTCAAAGAAGTAAACTAGCTTTAAAACTATGTAAAGCATCTTATGGTTTTTGCTTATTGAGTGCAACACCAGCAAGCAATGGATATCAAGATTTAGGAAATTATATGGCCATATTTGGAATTTATGCTAGTGGTTATGCTTATGAGAAATCTAATGCTATAAAGAAAATGAACTACATGGGATTTTATGAAATAGTAGATTGGAAGAACAAAGAATACATTGATAAATGTTGGAAGGCTATAAGTAGTGTAGCACTTAATAAAAATGACTGTTTGGATTTACCAGATTTAGTATTTGAAGAAAAGTATTTTGCAGCTGGTGATGAATATATAACTATAAAAAAAGATAGAGTTTTAGGAGATGAATTATATGATAGTTCTTCAAAATTTATAGCTGGACTTAGACAGTATGCTGGATTTAATGAAAAACTAGAATATTTAAAAGAGTTTAGAGATTCAACAGATTCTAATATCTTAATTTTCTATAACTTTAAAAAAGAAGCTGAAGCTATAAAACAATTAATAAAAGTAGATTATGAAGTAAGTGGAGCACTAACAAACATACCTGATTTTGAAAATTTTAAAAATTTGAAAAATAAAACTACTCTTGTACAAATTCAAGCTGGAGGAGCAGGTATAGAACTTCAATATAATTCAGAAGTAATATTTTTTAGCCCTACTTGGAGTTATCAAGACTATGAGCAAGCAATCGGTAGAGCTTACAGGATAGGGCAAAAAAACAAAGTAACAGTTTATAAGTACATTGGACTAGGCACAATAGAAGAAAAGGTTTATACAAGGTTAGATGACAAAAAAGACTTTGTAGATAAATTATTAAGTTTAGAAGATTTAGGAGGATATGAATGGAACAAGAAAAAATAGTATCACACACTCCAGGAGAGAGTGTAACACAAAACAGAAATAAATATCTTGGTGGAAGTGATTTGCCAGCACTGTTTAATGTAAGTCCTTTCAAAGATTGCTTTACTCTTGCGAGAGAAAAGGCAGGAGTAATTCCTGCAGTATTTAAAGGAAATGAATACACTAGATATGGTCAATTATTGGAACCACAAATAAGAGATTATATCAATAGTATTTATGAGCTTAAATTCAAAGAAAATACAAATATCAATGAAGATTTAAGACTTAGATCTAACTGTGATGGATTGGATAAAGATGCTGGATTATTACTAGAAATTAAAACCAATGCTGGAGACAAAACAACATATGAAGATGTATATGATTACATATTACAAATGCAAATGTATATGTTTCAATTCAATGTTGAAAAAGGTTATCTAGTTCAATATAAAAGACATGAGAATTTCTGGAGTGGATTAAATTATGAAACACAGCACACAGATGATTACTTCAATCAAGATTTTGATCCTGAAAGAATTTCAGTCATGGAAATAAAAAGAGACTATAAATTAATACAACAAATATTATCTAAAGCAGAGAAATTTTGGATTGATGTTGAAAGATTAAAAGAAAATCCAGAGATGACAGAAGAAGAGTTTTATTTCAATGATAGATTGGTTGAATATAACAACACTATAAATAAATTATCAGTTCTGGAAAAAGAATTAGCTAGACTTAGTGATATGGAAAAAGAAGCTAAAACTCAAAGAGAAATATTATATGGATTAATGGAAAAAGTAGGAGTTAAAACAATAGTTACCGATGCTCTTATGATTACAAAAGTAAATCCTACTACAACAAAAACTATTGATTCTAAAAAATTAAAAGAAGAGATGCCTGAAATAGCAGAACAATATACAAAAGTTAGTAACAAAAAAGGTTATGTAAAAATCACAGTTAGAGCAGATAAAAATGTAGTGGAAGAAGTTAAAGAAGAAATAATAAGTAAAACAAATATAAATGATAGTAAAAAGTCAGCACTTGCTGCACTTGGATTATAAGGAGGATAAAATGATTAAATTACCAGTAAACGAACCAAAGATTGCAGACATCACACCAAAAAGCTTTTTAATATGGGGTGAATCAATGTCAGGAAAGACTTATTTAGCAAGAGAATTTGATAGTCCATTGATAATTAACACTGATGGAAATGCTACAAAAGTAAATACTCCATCTGTTGCAATTAAAACCTTTGCAGAGTTTGCAGAAGTTATTGAGGCTTTAAAAACTGAAAAACATACATATAAGACAGTAATTATAGATTTAATAGATGACATTGAGACTATGCTAACAATTCATATATGTGAAGCAGCAAAAGTTGAATCATTAGCAGATATTCCTTTTGGAAAAGGTTATGCTAAATTCAATGCGGTATGGAAGAAATTAATGATTGAATTAACTCAAATGAATATGAATGTAATATTTATATCACATTCAATAGAAAAATCTGAAAATAATGGGCAAACAATGTATCAAGCTCCTAGCTTAGGACAAAAACCATTAAATGCTTGTATGGGTAGATGTGATTTTTCAATCCAAACTAAAAAGATTGGAAGCAACTATATAAGAATATGCACAAATAAAAGAGAAGCTTACAAAGAAGATGATATAAAAGACAAAAAGATTCTGGGTATTTTAAAAACAGTAAAAGGGGTTTTCGAAATAAAACCAGCAATTAAACAAGTAGCAACAAAAAATAATGAAAATATAGCTAAAACAACAGACAATACAAATAATATAAATAAAGATGGAGGTAACAAATAATGAGTATAGCAGATATCATGGCGGAATTAGAAGCACAAGATTGGAAAGCAGGAGATAAGGAAACAGACTTTTCTGTTCAAGATGGAGTTTATGAAGGAGTTATAGAAGGACTTGAATACAAGGAAAATGAAAAAGGTACACAATGGTTTTCATTTTCAGTAAATTTAATAAATGAAAATAAAAAGTATTTTGCAAATGTATACTTTAGTGGAAAAATGGCAGCTATGAATTTAAAAAAGTTTATAAATATAATTTATAACTTAACAGGAGAAGCATTAACATCTTTAGATTTTGCAAATGAAGTAGCATTAGCGCAAAGACTAAATGATGAACTTATTGGAAAAGATGTAGTTATAGAGTTAACGACTAAAAAAGAATTCCAAAACTTCAAGTTTATTTTCCAAGAATAATAGGAAAAAAATAAAAGGGAGAGTTCAACTCTCCCTCAATATTCTATGAAAGGAGGATAAATAAATGAGAAGTGATATAGTTGGATTTTATGACTTTGAAGTTTTTATGTGTGATTGGTTAGTTGTCATAATCACTACTCAAGACGAAGAAATAATAATACACAATGATCCTGAACTATTAAAAAAGACAATGAAAAATATAAATTGCTTGATAGGATTCAACAATCATAACTATGATGATTTGATTTTAGCAGGAATAATATCAAGAAATATGACACCAGGAGAAGTATATAAACTATCGCAATCTATAATCAATGGAGAAAATACTAGCTTTTATAAAAAAATAGCTAATCAGTTACCGACTTATGACACTAAGCAAGAGCTTCCACCTGGGATAAGTTTAAAAGAAATAGAGAGTAACATGGGTATGAATATAATAGAAACACCAATTTCTTTTAACTTAGATAGATCATTAACAGATGCTGAATTAATGGAAGTAATTAAGTATTGTAGACATGACGTAGAGACTACAAAGAAAGTATTTAAATACAGAAAAGATTACTTTGAATCTAAAATTGACATCTGCAAAGAATTTAATCTATCAAAATTAGATTCTAAAAAAACAAGGGCAAACCTTGCAGCTAAAGTTTTACAATGTAATAAATCTAAATTACCAACACAAGCAAGGTTAAACAAAGATAGAATGTTATTTACTATAACTGATAAATTAAGAAAAGAGAATATTCCACAGCCAATTTTAGATTTTTATGATGACATTCAAAAAAGGTTTCTGGACGGTGAAGATTTTAAAGAACTAGAAAAAGAAAGTTTAATATATAACTTATGTGGAGTAGATCATACTTATGCTTTTGGTGGATTACATGCAGCAAGACCTAATTTATTCTATGAAGGTAACATGCTAATGGTCGATGTTGGAAGTTATTATCCTAGCATGATTATTAATTTTAATTTTATGTCTAGAGCTTCTGAGCATCCTGAACTATATAAAAATTTATATGATACTAGAATGGAATATAAGAAAAATAAAGACCCAAAACAAGGAATATATAAAATACTTCTTAATGGAACATTTGGAGCTTTAAAATCAGAGTTCAATGATTTATATGATCCTGTTATGAGTAATAATATTTGTATAAATGGGCAGTTATTATTAACAGATTTAATAGTATCACTTAAAGATTATTCAAAAATAATTCAGAGCAATACAGATGGAATATTATTAGCTTATGAAGAAAATGATTTACCAAAAATTATAGAGTTATGTAAAGAATGGGAGCGTAATTATGGATTAAATTTAGACTATGACTATGCCGTAAAAATAGCTCAAAGAGACGTTAATAACTACATCTTAAAAGTTAAGACCAAAGATGGTTACAAGTTAAAAGGAAAAGGATTATTTGCAAATCATGCAGGTGGAAACTTTGAAAAAAATAACCTTACAATTATAGATATGGCCTTAAAGGCTTATTACATGGATGATATTCCGGTAGATAGATTTATATTATCTTTAATAAAAGAAAATAATTTAATGCCATTTCAGCAAGTAGCCAAAATGGGTGGAACATTTCATCATGTAGAAACAGTTATAAATGGTGAAGCTATTGAACTACAAAAAGTTAATAGAATATTTGCAACTTGGAAAAAAGAATATGGTTCTATTTATAAAGTAAAAATAAAAGATGAAGTTGAGACACGTTCTAAGATTCCAAATTCAGCAGATAGAGTTTATATTCACAATGAAGAAATTGAGAAATTAGACAAAAGTATTTTAGATTTAGACTATTATAGAAAATTGATAGAGAAGAACAAATTCACAGATAGAAAGGTGGTATCATGGGAACTAGACCAAAATACATAGAATTAGAACCAGGAACAAGCAAACCCAAGGTATCATTTGATGAATTTGTTTATGATATTTCTAAAATATCTGATGCTGCATTCTTAGTTCCAGAAGATGTTGTAGTAGTTGATTTTGACCATGTTAATGATTTATGGAAGGATATACTTAATAAGTATCCAACTAGAGCAATAAAGACTACTCGTGGAGCTCATTTATATTATAAGATTCCACAAGGATTAAAATTACATAACAATATTAACATTATGACTTACTGTGGTTTAAATGTTGATTATAAGACTGGATTTGGAAAGAAAAAGGCATCAGCTAAGGTAAAGGTCAATGGAGTTCTTAGAACAATTTTAAACGATACACCAGTTGATAATTTAGCTATTTTACCTATAGCATTATATCCTATCCCAGCTGCTAAATATAATTTATTTGGATTAGATGATGGTGATGGAAGAAACCAAGCTATTTATAAGCATATAAAAATACTGCAAGATAACAATGTACTTGAAGAAAACATAATAGAACTTGCTGATTTCATAAATAGTAAAGTGTTTAAAACTCCATTAACAGATGATGAATTAAGACCAACAATAGCCTCAGCTTTTAAAAAATCAGATAATGAAGAAATAGAATTATATTATTCTGATGAAAAAGGAAATAAGAAATTAGATATATTTGCTGTTGCAGAGTATGTTAAAAAATTATTTCAGTTAAAAATTTATAATGGTAGATTCTATTTTCTTAAAGAAGACAAAGACGGAAAGAAGACATATGTTGGAAATGATGGAACAAATAATATTTTAAGAGAAATATTAGAACAGATGAATTTAAAGTTAAAAAAATCACAGGATAATGAACTTCTGCATCAATTAACTAAAATAGCAGATATCGAACCTAACAATAATAATTATCCAATAAAATTAGACAATGGATTTATATTAGATGGAGCTGACATCTTACATATGGATACAGTATTTACACCATTTAATTTAGATGTAGCTTATGATCCTGATGCAGAATGTAAAGATGTTGATGATTATATTGAGTGGTTTTGTAACTATGATAAAAGTTTAATTATGTTATTTGAAGAAATGTTAGGACATATTTTAATGACTTCTAGCTTTCCGCATCATGTATTTTTCTTTGTTGCAAATAGTGGAAAAAATGGAAAATCAACAACATTAAATATGATATCTAACTTTGTTGGAGAATTACATAGCTCAGTAGCTTTGGAAGAATTTGATAGATCTGAAAACTTATTTGCAATAAATGGAAAACTTGTAAACTGTGGAGATGATATTGATGCTTCACTTATAGAAAAGTCAAGAGCAGTTAAAACTCTTGCTGCAGGAAATGAGATACTTTGTAGAGCATTGTATGAAAACCCAATAAAAATGAAATCTGTTGCAACTTTAATTTTTACTTGTAATGAAATGCCAAATTTCAAAGATAAATCTGGGGGAATAGCTAGAAGAGTTATATGTTTTCCTTGTGATGCAGTTGTAAAAACTATAGATATGAAAATTGATCAAAAACTATCAACACCAGCTGCTAAATCAAGAATACTTAATAGGGGCTTAGATGGAATGAAAAGAATTATAGCTAATGGTGGAGAGCTTACCAAGAGTGAACTTGTTAAGGAGCTTACAGATAGATATTTAACTGAATCTGATAATGTTAAATTATTTATTGAAGAGTATGGAGAAGATTTTATTTTAAATGACATAAAAAATGATACTTTTGGTAAGATTTATGTTTGTTACACCATGTTTTGTAATGAAAGTGGTTATGGTGCATTAAGTAAAAAGAGATTCTCTCATAAATTAGAAGCTCTTGGTTTTGAAACTTATAAAAGTAATGGTGTTACGAAAATTAGAAAAAAGACACATGGCTGGATTAAAGTTAATGATGAAAAAAAGGGATAGATTAATTAAAAAAGGGATAGATGAGGGATAGATTTAGGGAGCGATTGTTGATAGTTTAGTATTGACAATAAAAGGAAAGGGATAGATGGGATTTATTTATTTATACTTTTTTATTCTTCTTT